CACGCAATCGCCACGATCAGCGCAGGAAAGAACGAGAACACGCCCATGTTCAGGATTACTCCGCAGATTGCAGTCACCACCATCCCGATGATGATCTGCCAAAGGTTTGATTTTGTCATAATACGTTAAAGTTTAAAGCGGTGAATATTTATATTCCTCTCACACCCGAATCGACAAGGGGAGCTAAAGTTCCATCGCTATTAAATGCAAAGCCTACACACCTCATCATGATGCCTCCACCTTGGCAAAACTGCCATGATAATTCCAGTGACAGGGCTGCTTGAGCCATTGCCACATAATTGCAAGTCCATGAATAGCCTTTGGTTCCCTCATAGGTGTACGAACCGATTATGCGGGGAACATCTCCTTTGCTCACAAGTAATGTGATAGCTGCTAAAGTAAAACTGTTATTACCGCTGAGAGTGCTGGGGGCAGCGTCTCCCGTGATAATTGGTAATATATTGTCCATGTCCAGGTAGTATGTCGAATAGCCCAGTCCATCCAGCTTGGTTTTGTCAGCCGCCGACATCAGCCCGGATTGGGAAGTGGTCGCATTGCCGAGATTGCCGGAATGATACAACTCACGCCAAATATTGTTGAATTGTGTACGAAAGGCAATGTTTTCCTGTCCGGTTTGACCGACAATTTTCAATTGGTTTACATTCCCGGCCCCATCCGGAAGGTTAAGTAATGAAGCGTATTGAACACCTGATACAAGCAACTTTGCTATGTTCTCCAAATTGAAAGGAATGCCATCCAATCCATTATTGACAGTGATGGTGCCAAGGGAAATACTGGCCTTGCTGTCCGGATTGAAGTTGCCGGAATCCAAAATTTGTCTCCAAGTTCCCCAATTCACACCATCTCTTCCTCTTGTCCACCACTTTTCACCTGCATAGCAAAACTGTTTTCTGAAATCAGTGTTATTGCCGTAAGCAATAGTAAACCCGTTAGACCAACTATTTTGGACAGGTGAGTTTGTAGCATTATAAGCTCCGACGAAAAAGGCATTGTTCGGGGCATTGTTCAAATCTGAGAGTTGAACGGCGCTGAAGCCGAATTTGTCGTCCGGATTGAAGTTGCTGGAATCGTAGATTCTATACGCGCCTTTACTATCATTTCTATACACAGGAGTACCATCGGGAGTTATAATGCGGGTTTTCTTAATACTATTTCCAACTGCCACACACGCGCCGTCACCGGCTACATCAAGTAACCCAACAACGCTCCTACCGGCAGCATCCCTTACAGAAACTCCGTCTTTAAATTGGAAGTCTCCCGTAATCATTTTATTACCTGACAACGGCAGATAAGTATTAGCAATTACATTTCCGTTTCCATCTTTAATTGCACTTTCCGCGTTGCCTCCGTTAGCAGGCAGGGACGCAGGCTTATCCGGCAGGCTGGCGAAGGTGGTTTTATGCGGGTTGCTTCCGTCTTTGATTAACGAGTGATTGTAAGCCGCCTGCGTCCAATCGCCACGTCCGGCTGTTTCGGCTGTCGTCCCCAGAGCCAAAGAAGGGCTGATTTCCGCATACCCCGTTCCGCTCCAGCGGTACGTCAAATTGGTATCCTCCGTTATGTATATTTTACCGGATTCTCCCGGATTGGGGAGTTGGCTATAAGTCGCTACGTTTATTACATCATCTACATAAGATGGCAGCTGGGAAGAAGGAACCCGACCGCTTTCGTCCAGTTCTGCCAGTCCTCCCGGCTGGCCTTTCTCAGCTAAGACTCGATCTCCTTCGGCTTTGGCGTAGTCTCCTTGTGTCTTGGCATATTCCGCCTGAGTATGCGCCTCTGTTGCAGCATCATTAGCAGACACAGCCGCCTGATTCGCATTGGTGGCGGCCTCATTGGCTGATTGTGCGGCTTGATTGGCATTAGCAGTAGCCTGTTGGGCTTCATTTACAACTCCAATAGCTACGTCTGCGGCATTTTCTGCTTTTTCCGCCGCTGCCGTTGCTCGGGTTGTAGCTGTATTAGCGTTCACAGCTGCCTGATCCGCCTGATTAGCCGACGCAGTTGCGTTGTCCGCCGCTTTTTGAGCTGCTTCCGCTTTAGCATCTGCATTGGCAGCAGAAGTATTCGCATTCTCTGCCGCCTGATTCGCATTGGTGGCGGCCTCATTGGCGGAAGTAGCAGCGTCAGCAATAAACGTCAGTTCCGCCGCCTTACTTGTGTTTTCAGCTGTAGTTCCTAGTGTCTTGAGGCCATTTAAATCTTCTGTAACAGGAAGATCACTGATTTTAACCTTTTGAATTTCCATATCGTCTCAAGCTAATTGCATAACCATCTTCTGTTATAACTATCCGACCGTCTTCTGTCGCCAAAAGAACGGGGAATATTAAATCTTCCAACTCCATTGTCAATCGGTCAAATTCTTCCGCAGATATAAATCCACAATCTGCAACCGGGTAGCGTTGCAAATCCCGCAGATTGTTTGTCTGCAATTCGACATCATCCGGGATCGTCAATTGTTGACCGGCCACAAGTGTTGGAGTCCAAGTATCAATATTATTGACATCCAGAATCTTCTCTATATTCAGAGGGGAACCGGTCGCATTTACACTGACATCCAAAATCGTTTCGCCTTGTCGAATGGTGTAGGTCGTCATAGTTTGGTGTATAAGGCAAAGAAATCGTATTCGATATAATTGGTGGTCCAGCCGCCACTACCTATAATGGTAGTGTCTTGTTGATAAACAGTCAAAATCATTGCATTGGTGCTAGTCCAAGAATAAAGAACTGAATTAGAGATGTTTTGTGAGTTTGTTCCTACAGGTAGTTTACGTGTAAATGTACGGGCGTTATTAATCGTTACATTAATACCCACATACCCGATAGCTCCCAAAACAGCATCAATACCCCCTGTTTCAAGAGTTATCACCTGACCACTGGGGTATATAAGATTGGAATCCACCTGAGCTTTGTATTTTTTTCCGTAAACCTGCTTTCCATCAAAGGTTAAACCCTCTACTACTACCTCCGTTTCAGAATCAAGGTCAGGGTAGGGGTAGAGCCCGATCAGAGCGGATAGTTGTGCGCTTGTCAAATCCACAGCTGGGCCGGCCTGGGTAGAAGCATTCCCTTTAACCGTCTGAGCAGGCATATTCGCCAGTTTGGCGTTCGACACAGCATTAGGCGCGATAGCTGGAGTTGTGATAGCTTCCGGCTGAATCTGACCCGGGGTAATCCACCCGCTATATTTGGCAACATTCGCCTCTGTAAGTTGCGGGTAGCCCGTATCACTGGCGCTAATTTGCGTGGTGTATTCCGTATATACCGGTGCCGTGCTGCCGGATTTGGTGGGACGGACATCCGTTTGATTGTCGAGAGGGGCCAAATAACTCGACCGGGTAGCCCCTGCGGGAACTGAGCGAATAACTCCATCCATAACCACCAATCCGGCCCCGTAGGTATTCCCGCTGTACGTCAGGCCACTCAAAATAGCAAAGTGCACGTCAGCCAAGCCGGAAACAGCTGTCATAACGTTGTCTGTACACTGAGCAGCATCGGACTGTAAAAAAGGAGTTTTGTTCGTCTCCTGAACGTTGTATTTCTTTATCGAACTCATATAGCTTTGATTTTGTAAGTTATCCCATCAAGAATTAAGGTGTTCAAATCTGCCAGAAACTGAGAATACAAAGCGCTATCATCCATTAAGGACTGAGGCACCCATATTATTAGAATATTAATGCCGCTTACACTTTCCAGATTTGGGGTCAGATAAACCGGATCGGCTGTCGTCGATGTCAACCACACATCATTCAAGGCATCGTCCGGAGCCAGCCATACAGTCTCGTTCGCCCCTAAATACTCAAAATCTATCTGCTCGGAATAATGATCTCGCAAATATTTCAAGGCTGAACCATACGTCCACGGGATGAGGGCGAGAAGTTTCTGTTTTAGACGAAAAGCAAACAAATCAGCCAGTGGAGTGTGCAAAGGAGTGAGCGAGCAGTACACCAACCTATAAGCCACCGATAAGGTCAGCGATTTAGTCACCGACCAATATTGTCGGAGGTAGAGCATGGTGAGCTTTCGTATGTCAGTTTCCCGAAACATAAGTTATATTCTTCTCAAAGTCGGTTTCGTAATTGAAATACCCGGCAGGGATTATTACGCTTTCCGTAAAAGGCCGCCAACCCGTGTCGGTCTGAATCTGACCGCCTGCCAGATAAAAATCTACCACTCCCGGCACGTTGCTCCGCACGTACTGCTCAAGGTGATTCGGGTAAAAGGCCGAATTGAAGCTCATCGAATCCCTGAACTGCTCCATAGCCGCAACTACGCCGGATGCAATTGTTGCCTGATCGTACTGCGGGGAGTATACGCAGTTCATCGTAGCAAACTTGACTACATTGCCAGCAAGCGAATACTTATTAAGCAGGATGCCCGGAATTTCAAAATTCTTCATGTAGGTATCGAAGGCTTGCTTTTGTTCGTCAGTCAAAGGAATCAGCTGCCCGTTTTCATCCTGCGCGGCCACCTTTAACGACAGGGTGGAAACCGGATAATCCTCACCCCCGATTTCCACCGTAGAGGTCGATATATCGGCCGATGCCTGTTTGACGATCTGTTTTGTGGTATCGATAGTAGGATAGTAGGGTTGGTAATTCTCGTCGAACTCCAAATTATCCCCATACTGAAAAGCCTTAGCCGCATCCTCGTAATATTTGGCTTTCCCATACCTATTCTGCCTTACATAAGACTGTATTGTTGTCACAGTATTGCCGATCTCCGTGCGGACGGTATCGATCACATCCGAAAAAGCCTTGATGATCCGCTGATACACCGACCCGGCAGAGGTATTCGTAAGCTGGGGGATGGCCGCTTGTACGTTCGCCAGTATGTCATTGAAACTTGCCATATCAATATTCTGTTATTAGAACTACATCATTCCCTTGCACCCGGTATTCCGCACTCTTGGCACCGTCCGTATAGGCCATGTTTTGCCAGCGGATCAGCGTGGGCAAAAGTTCAGACCCGATAGCATCCACTAAGGATAATCCGATGGGAGGATAGAGAGGGGTACACATGGCCGTTCCCGCAAGGATAAACCCGTTTTGCAGCCCGGTATCGCGGTCTGCGGCAACATCCAAATCGCCACTCTCAATGTATATATCCCTTTCCCTCGGGTTGAATCTCAAATCCTGCATCAGTGCGTTATTTTAGTGTCCTCGTAATCCGCTGCGACAAATTCTGCCGCTTTCCCGGTCGGTGCCGGGGCTACCACCGATCCGGTACCCGGCTGGACTCCGGTAACATTGTGGGTGTGATTGTTAAAAGCGTCCACCAGAGCATTCAATTTATCAGTTAAAGTGTTTATTTTAATAATGCCACCCAAATCACCATTATTCAGAGTTATTTGATCCGACAGAATATCTATGTTCGTTTGTCCTGTAATTTTAATGCTCTCGGCATCCTGAAAATCCAGCACTGCCGGGCTTCGGGTGTTTCCTCCGTAGAAACATACCGAGCAATCGGTGCCGGGCTTGGGGTAGATCATGTAATTACTTTCTACCGACAATACCCGCAATGGTACTCCTTCCCACTCCAAAGAACCTCCTTCCGCATCCTCGACCGACACCGTGCAGGTGTTATCATCCTTGTTTACGGCGGTGATCGTGCCCTGGATAATGCTGCCCTGCATAGAAAACTGCCGTAAAAGCGTGGATAATTGGGCTACCGCGTAATCCGTATAATTATCCATTGCTGAGGGTGGTTTGCGGCACGGGCATATCACTTGCGATCTGTGCCAATGTTAATGTTTGCCTGCATCCTTGAGTGTCGATAGTCACCCCTACGCGCTTCACCTTATAGGTGCCATTCAGTGATGAAAAACTTTTATCCTTGTAATCCACCAGACTGAACAGCTTAACTTCCGGATAGAGCAGGGTGGTAAGCGTTCCTTCATACATGCCGGTCCGCAGGTTATCCAGTACATGAGTATTGACGAAAGATTCGGCGTTCTCTTTCGTTACAGAGGTGCAGTCAACCACCCTTATCTGCCCCTCCTGGTCCCCAACGGTAAAGCTCTTTTTCTTCCCGTTTTTATCTGTGTACTCGACTTTCAGTTTAAATTGTTTCCATACTCCGTCGGGCTGTTGGATATTGCAACCGATCACGTTTCTGTCGCTGGCCAGCTTGACATTATTTCCTTTGGTAGCGCTGATGCCCGTTGCAACCAACTTTTTGTCCCGAAAGGTAACCACGAGCCACATTTCACTCTTGATCTGCTGCAACACGTACAAAGGTGAAGAGTCTTTGATGGAGAATTTGATAAACTCCACATCGGCCACATCATCGGAAACCTCAACCCCTTGCGATGAGCACACGTATCTCAAGATTTCTTTCAGCTTGACGGGTTTATTCCACACGTTATTCAGGATGCCCCGGCGCAGTAAATAAACCTGATCCTCGCAAACTATCGTACTCGGGGTTCCCTCCCTGATCTGATACACGTAGCCCTCAAACAAAGTTCTTTCCGGGTAGTCGTCGTACCATGCTTTTACCCGTACTTTATCCCCAGCCTTAAAAGCAGTCCGCACTGGCGCTATAAACGGTGTCCCGCCGTCTTTCTCGATCCGGGCATTTAGAGGGCAGGTGATTTCACACCGTGCGCCGATCCCGTCGATAGAATCATTCACAGAAACCCGAACCACCGAGGATAGTTTTTTCTCGTAGTTTTCGCCGAATGAAACTTGAACATGCGCGATCAGGTACAGCATTATTGCGAGATTATAAGTGTTTCTTCTTTGTTGTTTTTGTTGCTTGTGGCATCTACAGCATCTATCGAGTACTCGAACCCTACCGAACCAGCCAGCGGGCTGGTGGTCATTCTCTTGATTAAAATAAACTCAATGCCTAATCTATTCAGGTATGGGTTTTCAATCGGTAGTATTTCGTTTTTCGCATATATATGTCGGTTAATCTCATCCAACGCCATCAACATTAACTGCTGCCGGTAATAGTGTATGGATTTCCCGCTGCCTTCCCCGAAAATATCACGAACACCAGACCCTAAATCAAATCGTGATGCCTCCCAGCTATCTATCAGTATTGTCCCGTTCAGCCTTATTCTTGTAGCCTTTACACTCATCCGCTCAAACACTTCCCCCGCGTCTATAATCTGGGATTGCGCTATTACTTTTTCGTGATCCGTATTGATCTCGAAAAATGGCTGAACAACCACTTTAAAATCTCCCATCTGGAGGTATGTGATATTATCCCGGCTTGAGGCATCAAAGTCGGTGATATACCTGAATAACTTGACGAGAAATCCAGGATCTTTTGATGGCTGGGGAGAAGTAACAATCAGTGATTCATCAAACATTATCGTAAAGCGATTTGAGTAGCAATATTGACAAACTCTTTAGCGGCTATTTGTCCTAATTGTTCCGGGGTGTACTTTTCCCCCTCTACATGTTTATCGTCGATCTGAACCACGGGAGAATTGAATGTGATCTGGAAGTTTTTGATACCGCCGTTGCCGGAGACACCACGGGGAGAAAGGTCGGTGTTGACATTATTGATAGCGGCGATATTTTGGCCAGTTGGAGTAATGGAGTTCTCCCATTGCTTCATCATAATATCTTTGACACCTTCAAATTTAAGCCTGTTTTCTTCCTGGAGTTTTTTAAACGCTTTCAACAAAGAACTTCCTTGTCCAAAAAACGATTCGTCGACTTTTGGCTGTAAATTGTCAATACGTTCTTGTAAACCAGAGATAGATTCATTTAGACGCTGTGCCTTATATTTTACTAGGCCTTCATCAGAGGTTTCACTTAAATCGGATATATCAACGACATAGGGAGCGAGTTGTTTTCGTTGGGCTTCATTCAACTCTCTATTCATCCAAAGTGCGGTTTCGCCTGCTGCCAGTGCTAAAGCGCCGATCGGACCTGCCTTACTTAAAATATTTCGCCCCATAGATGTCATTGCAATCCGTTTACCAAGGCCTGTTGCTAAATTTTTAGTTTCAATAAGTCCTATAGCCTCCAATAAATTTTTGATAATCGTCAGACTGCGAATAAAATTGGCTATCCCGTTTATAAGTATTTTCCCTGTGAAAGCAGCAAGAAGAACTTTGCCAACATTCTTTATTGTTGGGTACAGTTCGTCAAAACTTTCAATAGTCTTCTCCACCCAATCGCTGAACTGCTGCAAATAGGGTCTGGCCTTCTCAAAGAATTTCACCCAGATTTCCTGCATCTTGTTCCCGATGATCTGCCACTGCCCCCGAAAGGTGTGCGCCCGTGCCTCCATTGCACCAAAGTAAATACCGCCCTCTTTGGTCATGTTCTCGAAAGCCTTAGCCACAATATCAAAGGTGATCTTTCCGCTGGTAGATATTTCCTCCATCTTTTCAACCGGCACGTTCAACACCTTTGCAAGCTCCTGCCAAATAGGAATATTCTGCATAGCGAACTGACGCAAGTCGATACCGTAGGTTCGCCCCATAGATTTAATCTGAGCAAAGTTGTATGCGATATTGCCGAAATCTCCGCCTGATCCAGATACCACATCGCCCAACATCTTAAAATATTTCATTGTTTGATCCCCGAACACAGGAGCAAGCATAGCCGCTTGTTGGCGCATGTCCTGAATCGGGATAGGGGCACGTCTGGCGAACGCTTTTAGCTCATTGTTCATGGCAATGGCTTTGCCTCTGTCTTTTAAGGCAAATTCCAACCGGGCTAATATGTCCTCTTCATTGCCTCCCGCATTAATGATTCTGCGGCCAATATCGACAGCACCAATAGACAAGCCCAATCCGGCCAGCCTGGAGTCTAATCCACGAAAGCCGAAATTCAGCCTATCGAGCTTTTGTCGTGCATCCCCAATAGCTGTTGATACTCGTTTAAAACCTGATTCCGCTTTTTGAGTGGCTTGCTGGGCCGAAGTACCGGTACGACGGAATGTGTCTCCCAGCTTGGACGACATGCTATTTAATTTCTGCATGATTGCATCCAGTTTTTGGGAAATGGTAAACAGTTGCCCCATTACTGTAGGAGCATTTCCGCCTACGTTGATCTTTACTCCGTAATCGATCATCTTGAAAGAGAATTAAGAGAGGCAGCTACAACAACTGCCTCTCGTGCAGTTTATTTGCGTAAATATGGGCTAAAGTGGCTCCGATCTCATCTATGCTCAGTTCCTCGAACTCCCTGCGACTCATTCCGAAAATCCGGGCGAATAACAGGTATGTTTCCCACAGGGGATTCTCCTTGCTGAACAACTGGAGCAGTTCGGCGCTTTTCGTCTGGGCAACCTGAAAAACCGTTGACAGTCTTACAAGTTGTCCGTTAAAAAAGGGCCGATCACCCTCCCGAAAAGCTCCATGTTCAACTGGAACGTCGCCACCACGTCGTTTTTCAGCAGGACGAAATCTGTCTCATTGAAATCCGGTCCTTTGACCATAAGCCCGTCGATAAACTCCGTTCCCATCTTTTCGATGGAAGCCGGGGAGAATACCGCTTCGCCTTTCGCATCCGTGGACATCATACCCATCGCCGCATAAAACAGCTTCGCGTCGCTTCTCCGGCACCGGTCGATCTCCCGGAACTCCAGTTTCATCTCCTTGTCTACCAGTTTGCCGTCGGCATCTTTGCACTTGAATTTTTGCGTGATTTCCATGATTACACAGATTTATAGTCGATACACGTCCCGGACAACTCCCGGAGCGTTTCGAGTGAATTGCGCTCGATGTTCTTGTTGTCTCCGGAGAACGCGCAGCCGATATACTTCTCAACAGAGCCATTCTCCAGGCTGGTCACCGTGATATTCGTATTAGCCGGGAAATCCCGGAAATCGTGAATACCCGATCCCATAGCCAGTTTAGCGGCCTGCACGATCTTGATGGCCTCTCCGTCCTGCAAAGAGATATTGAACGCGTTGTTCTTAATCCCCCGCTTGACGGCGATAGGCTTCTCCGTGCTGATAGCTCCGATAGGGGTAGCATCCTGAGACAGATTCCTACCCACAGCGGAAGCGGTCAGAAACATGTACACCGGAACCGAGCCGATAGTGATAAACACCTGGTATTTATCACCGCCTGAAACTAAATAATCCAGATTCATATTACAGCGAGTTTACAAATTCGATGTCCGCTTCGATCAGGGCAATGCCCGGACGCTGCTGGATGGATAAGTGAGCCTTGACGGTCCTGGTCGAAGTGAACGGGGAAAGGCTCGAAAGCTCCAGATTCACCCCGGCAATCTCCCCGTCCGTAATCATCGGATCGGTATAGGTCGTGTAGAAATTCTCCGTCACCGAGGAAAGATACCCTTCGTTAATATCTCCGTCCGTATCGATGGGCGGCGTTTGGCCGATAATATCCGTAAGGTAGGCATGCAGATAATCCGCAATCTTATTCAGCACCCGGTTGGCCGGAATCGTCGACAGAGCCATAGTGCTGTCCTCGGCGGTTGCACCGTCATTGAAGTAGTAACCCGACTTCGTGTCACGCGTCCGAATGAAAAGATGCTGTTTTTGTCCCAGCGTGTCGAACACGGCAGGCAAAACCGAGCTTACCGGAGTTCCGTCTGTAAACCATGCGTTCTGAATCGGGAGCGGTCCGGCAGATACATTCGAGAGTTCGTAATTGACCGCCTGCCGGGAAAGAATACCCAGCACCAGCCCGACAGAGGCGCAGCTGTCAAGGGTGGCCGTAGTATCACAAACAGCTACACGCGGACAATCCTGTGTATTGAAGTCGGGAGCGTCGGTAACCGATTTGAGGTTATTGCCGTCCAGTACTGCAAACGCTCTGAAACCGGCATCCCAAAGATTGCCCAAAGTCGTATTCAGGGCCGTTGCAGTGGGAATTACATCCGCATAGTAGCTTCCGCTCGAAGGAGCCTGATCCTGCGGAGCGAAGACCACGCCGATCATCTTGGCCCGATCAGCAGGCGAGGGATTCCCCTCAGCACTCAGACCGGTGGAGCGGAGTAGGGATTCGAAAGTATCGGAGGCGACAAATTCGCTCATCGTCGAGCTTTTGTCCACCCCAATCAGATACAGCGTAGCACCGTTTCCGGCCGAGGCGTAGAACTCTTCAACCTGTCTTACCAATGACACCTTATTCGTTGCGTCATACGTGTCGGTTATGCCGAGAGGTGTCAAATCGCTCGGCTGCGAGAGCTTATACAGAGTATTCAGCTTAAACGTACTCGCTACCGCCACTGCCTGCACACAGAGGAGTGCCACCCCGTCCGAAGACGAGGCGACACCAGTCCGGGTGTTGGTGAATTTGATATTTACACCTGTTTTCATGCTTTTTCTTTTTTTCCGGTTTTCTTGTCCGGCTTGGACTCTTTCTCCGTAGTGGATTCATCCACGGCATTGAGAAGGTCGGCCACATTCTGGGCCTCTTCTTCCTTGCTCTTCTGAGGATAAATCGGGTATTTCATAAAGAGATTTTCCACCTCTTCAATGGTCTTCGGCATATTCTCATTGGTGACCAGAATAAGCGGAGACTTCGGATAGAACAGATGGTGTTTAGCCACCTGTTCATCCGTAATCACCATTTGCAGGTAGGTGTCCAGATGAACACCTTTATAACCTGCATCGGTGAATTTCTTTACAACGCCTTTCAGCCTCGCAAAAAAGCGTTCATCCACATTATGATTGATTTCTACCATGATTGTGTATTTTTATGGTTATTCACCCGTCGAGGGTGCGGTGTACTTGGTCGGCACGATCAGAGCCGTTCCCAGATTGTTGGCGTACGCCGGAGCGATACCGGTCTTGATTTCTGCCGAGTAAACTTCGCCGTACAGGGTGGGCTCGATCTTGGTAAACACCTCCATCGAAGCCAGGCCGCGCAGAACATACTCCGGAATCAGCCCGAGGCCGTACTGTACCATCGTGGCCGTCGGAGTGCCCGTAACCGGGTTTATTACCACGCTCGTGGCCGGATCGTACACACCCAGGTATTGCCGGGTGAACACACGCGAATACGACACGCGCAGGTCTTCGTTCTTGTATCCCTCCACGAAGCGGGTGAGGACGGTCTGCACTTTCGGGTCCTGCGTGAGCGAGTACCGCAACGACGGATCGACGTTGATAACCGGATTGAGGGATTCGATACGAACATTCAGACTCTGGAAGAATGCCTCCAGAGCCTGAATGTCCTTCATCGTAAGACCGTTGTAGTCGCCGGTGTTCGACGAAACTTTCACCCAGTTTTCCCCGAGCTTGAGCGCCTCGCCCGAAGTGCCCTGCACCTTCGGAGTGTAGCCCGATTTGGTCGTTGCGATCTTCTGGGCCAGCGTGAACAAATCCCAGTCATACATAGCTGTAAACAGGTTGTTCAGCGCCACATCCCACTGCAATCCCATCTGGTCGTAAGCAACGATGTCTCGGTTGTAACGTTTCCAGAGCATCGGTTCCAGCAGATGTTCGTAAATCTGCATTGATACCGGCGTGTCGGCTTTGGCCACAATCGTTGCAGGCGTAACCGTCGTATTGGTCTGGGCCGGTTGGGTGGTAATCTTGTTGTCGAAACCGATATTCGCCCATACGATTCCCACGTTATCGCCGACCATCTGGGCCGGAAGAACGGGCATGCGGTTTACCCACAGATTGGTCGGGAACAGCTTGAGATACGCCATTGCCGCAAACGCGATACGGTCCAGCGCCGGAGATTTCACAAAGTCGGTCGATGCGTTCAGTGTGGCATTGCCGCTCATGGAGAGCTTCTGAATCTCACGCAGTGACGATGAAAGTGATTCCCGGTTGCTCATGTACTCATCAACACTGACGCGCACCGGGCGGCCACCGTTGTCGATGTTGAAGTGCAGTTTGTCGAAAAACACTTTTCCTGACGGGGTGTTCTTGATCGCATCGAACACATGCAGTTTTTCGTTTTCATTGCCCTGCGAAAGCATCTCGGAAATCCCATCCATACCCTTTTCTTTCATAAGGGCTGAAAGGGATGCCCGTTGTGTGCTGACACGTACTTTCGGCATATCCATTTGGGGCATCGCGGGATTCAGGCCCAGGGTTGCCGGGGCCGGTTCAGACACCTGTTTGGGTTCCGGTGCTGCCAAAGCGGCAGGTTTGGGTTGGGTTTTGGGCTCTTCCGCAGGAGCGGAAGCAGCGGGGGCAGACAGGGTAGCGCCTTCTGCCGGTGCGCCAGTCTCGGGCGCAAGGTTTTTGTTCTCTTCCATTTCGTTTGATTTATTTACTCCGCTTCCTGCGGAAAGGTTTGCTTCTTCTTCCTCTTCCCAGCAATTCAGGGTCACATACTCATAACCCGCTGAAAGTTTGGCTTCCATAACATCGGGACTGATGCCGGATAGCTTCTCCGGCGCTTCGTCCGTACTTAGGGCAACCCCGGCCTCCATTGCAACAGCTCCTGGATCGGCCGGAACAGAAGTCATAGAGTTTTCCCAGAGATCAAAGGCTAATGCTTCGTTCCGGTCGGCATTCAATTTGACAAAACCACCCATGCTGATGGCATTGATACCTCGCTCTTCATAAAGGGTCTTATACCGCTGCCCGAGCTCCGTAGATGCGAAAACGGGCAGGGCAGTCAGTTTGCCGTTTTCTATCCGGATGTCCTCCATGTGGCCTATATTGTTGTCGTATTCATGTTCAGCCAACAATACCGGATTTGCGAGATAATCCGAGATATTGATTACCTCGACGGGGATTCTGTAGCCTTTTCGATTCATCCTCCCGGATGAAAGAACTATACGTCTTGTCTCCATTATACCGTTACTTCAAATTCATACTTAATATCTTCTATGGGCACCTCCGGCTCTTCCATCGGAACAGTAAGAATCGCACGCACGACCAATTCGTAGGTAACCACATTCTTCGACCACTTGTCATAAGGCGTATGCCTCAGATTATACCCCCGCGACCTGGTTATTAAATTGTTCTTCTGGAGTAGCTTTTGCATCTGCGGTGTAGTAAACACCTGCCGATTGAAAAGCGTCTGGATGCGGTCGGGTATATCGTAGGCCCCCTTATACTTATCCACTATCCAATCCGAAGAGTGCGCCAGGTCTATATTGGTGTCGAGAATCGAGATAGAAATACCGATCTCATACTCCCGTCTCTCATAGCCCCCGACAAACACCGAGCTTTCATCCTCCAGAATCCCCACGATTGCCGCCGGAAGAACGTTTTGCGGCGGGTTGTTCGTGGTAAAATTCCGGGCTATCTGCACTTGCTTCAAACCCAATTCCGGAAGCGCCATCAGTTCCTTGCAAACCGCATATAGTAATTGCCCGGTCATTTTTTCAGCATATTTTCTACCTGATCCATCGCTTTCCTAAGCACGGCCTTTCTCGCATAAATGAATTGCCGTTGGGGCATACCCTTCAATCCTTCATTGTGTCTGGGGGCATACGGAATAAGCCTCGTATCTAAGCCCACACCAACGGTCTTACCCTGTACTTCAAAATGCACCTCGTTCATCATGGCCGCGCTTTTAACCAATGTTCTTCGCCCTTCCTTTTGTGCGGCTTCACTGGGCTTCCATTTGCGTAATCCCTGATCTGTTTGGACTCCCTGACGCATAAAGTTGGCTTTGATGTCTTGGGCTACCATATTTCCGATGATGGCCGGAGCTACCTTCATAGCTTCGTCGCATTTCTGCTGAAGCCTGCCCAGATCCACTGTCAAATCTTTCAAACTTTTCATCACCGCACCATCAAAAGCCCACGCCGCAGCATATCGGCCTGTAATGAGTTTCGAACCACATAAGCGTCCGTAATTACATTATCCTCAAATTCCACTGCGTAAACCACATTCGAGGCAATACGAAGCATTACACCCTTCGTTTTAGTCTGGTTGTTCTCATCCATCCACTGCATCCACATCTCATCAGGATTGGAAATGGTTTCACCCAAAAGGTTGACACCTTTACCTCCAGCCACCTCCAAACGAGACCGCAACGAGAGAGTGAGTGCAAATCCCATCCGTAGAATAGAGTTATGCACCAGGATATTCCCGTTTTGAACCGGTGCACGCTTGAGCATCTTAGCAATGTCCGATACCGTTCCTTGATAAACATCGACTTTGGGGGCCGTTTCCATCATCTTGTTCACGGAATCAAGCCGGTATTTATCGAATGAAAGCCGATTGATGCTGGGAAGCACATCGAAATAGCTGCTATCCTTGTTAGGCATGATGCCGTTGATGCCGGCATTGTAAGTAAAGCCCTTTTCGACATCCTGCGATAGCAGGTCCTGTATATCCTCATTCGGGGCGACTTGCCAACCGTTTTTCTGTCGGTCATACTCGGAAACTCCTTCGTAAAAGCACCGGCAATTCCATCCGTTAGGCGGAAACAGTCTTTGAGCATTCGGATCATCGATACGGAACACCCGTCCGTTGAGCCTTGCATGTTCATCCCGCACCTTGTTGTCCTCCTGGGTTCGATAGCGCCAATAGGGGAGTGAGTCGCGCTGCGCCCACAGGCTTCCCCACTGATTGGCCATAATAGCCGTCATCGAGGCTGTCCTATACTCGGTCTTTAGCCAGTCTTCGCGGAATGTAGACACGATCTTATTGACCGCTTTTTTGAACTGCGAGAAAGAGACCTTTTGCCCTTTGTCGTTAAAGAGACTTCGAGCAATGGCATCGTTAACCGCAGCCTGCTCGGCTACGTTCTTGGCAGCGGAAAACTGGAAGATGTTAGCCATGTAACGAGGCACCAAGTCATCAGGGATAGAACCATTCCCTTTGGCGGATAGTTTCACCAAAGGATTATTCCCGAACAACGGAGCCTTAAATGTGTCTGCGTAGTATTTGTACTGCTCTAGATCGATAAAAACAGGTTGTGGCTGTTCCGTTTCATACAACTTTCTCACAAATGCGTCGGAAACATGCGCATGGCTCCCCGCAGGAAGATCGACATCTTCTTTAGCTACCTCTTCTTTGATCTTGGGTGCACGCAAATAGATAATCCCCTCGGGCTCCTGTGGTGTTTGACGACTGCGAGCCGTTAGGAAATCGAGCGCTTTGCGGACAAAGTTTTTTTCCTCTTTGGTTTCAATCTCGGACTCTTCTTTGATAGCGACCGGCGGCAAAGAGATGCCCGATTTATCCTCGTAAAAGTTTTCAGGTAACCCGATCTGGGTAAAAAATTCCTGCGTAAGTTGTTTGCCGTTCTGATTAACAATGTCCGACATCTTTTGTGCCTCATCCATGCTCATCGTGGAAGCACTGTCATCAGAAAACCATCGATTATCCGGAATGTTGAGCTTTGGTTTAAGGACATTGTTCAGCACTTCTACCATCCATTTCACATCCCGCTCGGCATAGGTTTTGGCAACCCGCTCGTGAACCTCTCCCAAAGACCGGCTATTGCCTTCTTTGATGGTCAACTGAGACCCGAGTACAAGATTAATCATCCTGATCTCAGCCTGATCGATATAGTCGTAGTATGTTTTATAGGCATCCGAGGCGCTGTGATGCTCGGTTTGTTTGACCTCTATGGAATAAACCTGTTTCCCATCATCCACCGAAAAAGGAGTAGTAATAGCCACGGTAGGGTCTATATTGGCCGCAATTTCCCGTGCAGTCTCCTGGTTGGGATTTACCTTTTTCTGCTGAATTGTGCCGTCCGGAGCAATGTAGTCTTGTAGTTCTACGCCTGCACCGTTATATCCGACTTGCGTTAAGGGGAATGCCAATCTCGTTCCCGATGCTAACCAGTTTCTCAAGGTGATCGCAATGCCTACATACTCCTTCAAAAGAGGTTGAAACAACCCGAGCATAGTCTGGTGTTGTGATGAATACTCCACATAGAACAGGTTAGAATAATCATCGAACCTCTCATGCCCGTTCAGGTCGAAAGGCGTATGTTTAAGGGCTCTATTGAATGGATCGATAACCGAGATAGGGTAGCGCTCAATTTTATTGTTTTGTGGCTGAAAAACACCGCCCGAATACCCTTGAAAGATCGCCATAGATGCCGCCTCGATCCATTTGCGGAACCACCCTTTGTCAATTTGTTCGGTCAGCGCTTCGTCCACATTCCCATTTTCATCCATCAAAACATAACGGGCGGAAAGAATCGGGTTTAATCTGCGCTTTATAAGTGTTTGTACAAACGGGGACGAGGCCAGCATCCACGTTACCATAGTATCCCATCCCTGAGCCATGCCGTTATTAATAAGCTGGTCGGAATACATACGCCAATCAGCCTCGGTATAGTCTATATACCGGGTCATGGGATAGGTCTTGACTACAAACGAGCCTAACCCGACCGGTTTAATCGGGTTAACGGAGTTCTGTTTATTTGTAGCCCTTGCCATCAGTACAGGTATTTATTTTTAGTGGAAATAACCTCCGGAGTCATTCGTATATCTTCCCCGACAGAGGGGACATCCAAAAGCGATTGTTTGCGTGACTGCAACTCATCAATCGTGCGCAGGAAATCCTGATATGCGTCGGTAAGGCTCTTTTTAATCGCCTCGTCTCCGCTGGCTATCTCCCAGCAAGCACAGAATATAACCAGCTTTAAAACCACTCCGTTGCGATCCCAGCCGGTTTTCTGGTATTCAGCCGATAAATCATAAAGTGCGGCGAGATAATTCTGTACACGGCTCTTGGCGATATGTACGGCACGCTGGAGGCTATCGGCATTCTTATCGTAAACAGCTTCCAGATAATACTCCGGTAAATACTGAATCAGGTCGATACCCATCAGGTACCCGAAATCCATTGTTTTTATGTCGATAGGATCAACCATTACCTCCACGTCCTTTTTGCTATATACACATCACTCATGTGGGTGACATTCGTTTTTTGGCTCAATTTCATCACAGCTCCATGTACGCTATCCGGAATATCGTCGTGCATGTCTTTGGGCATGTTTTTGGCGAAATTCAGGAATTGCACCTCAACCTGTGAGGAAATCATCTTTTCCTTGATATGGTTGCTGAATATCAGTTTGTAATTTTCATTGAGCGGAACTAGCAGAGATTCTATTCGCATGAACTTGTCGCCTTTGTTCGTGTTATCCAACCGATAGGGGATAGCGCAACCGTTTTGGGCGCAATACTCGCCATGTGCTTTGGTGAAGTCATCCGCTATACCCTGGTTTTCGATCCACGTTTCTACGATTGCTCGATGGCCTTTTACCTGCTCCAGATTGGATTCTGCGTAACTTTGAGCCTCGTGTATGAGCTCCATCATCACGTAAGTAGTGCATTGTGCTGCGTTAATGTCGAGCACATAGAATGAACCCTGACAGATTCCCACCGTGGCGACCGACTTGTAGTCATTCTTGGGGCCTGACTTATAAGAAGGATCGACGTAGATCACGATCTTTTCGAACACAGACCAATCGAGTACATCCAGCCAATTGAGGTGCTTGAATATTTCGCCATCGAAGTTGGCCCCGTATTCGCCCTCCAAAAACCGCTGTCGGTCACGCGGTGAAAGGTTTTTGAGCGTGGCAATATAATCGTCGCTCAAATGCTGCATGTTGTCCGTCGGTCGGAAATGCGCCGTTGCATAACGCTCAGGATCATTCAAAGGCTCCCGGGATGATGGATTGAGTTTTTTGTTGAACATCACATAGTCCCATGCCTCAAAGACGGTAGGGTTGAGCGTAGTGACAAACTTCGGCATTCCCTTTACTCCATCGGAATCATACACAACCTGCGTCAACCGGGTAAACAGCTTTTCAATAACCTTGTAATCGTTCTCGTTGCCCTCTTCCACAAGGATCGAAAAGTACTCAGAAGACAAAATCTTCGTCATGCTATCCTCGTCTCCCATTGTGGCGGCGGCACCATAAAAGAATATCTTAGACCCATTAAAAAAGGTTAGGATGTTCTCGGACTTATTGAAGGTCACAAATGGAACCCCGCCCACACTGGCATCGTAAGGATGGACACCGCCATTGATTTTGGCGAACTCCCTCCATAGCGCTGGCATCGTCTGATTCAGCATACCAATTTTCAAAGAACTCAGTGTTTTGCGGAACACCAATCCGTAACTACCTGGGTAAATAATCGCTCGCTTTACAATCCACAAAAAAGCATAAAACGTTTTACCGCTTCTCGATCCACCATACAGGCAAATGAACTTGACGATTACCCCTACAAACAAAGCAGCCTGAACCGCTTTTTGTTTATCTGTAAGAGAGACATTCAGACTATAAGCCTTTGTCCTCATTGCCGAACATTACCGTAGTTATGGTGCTATCTTGTTTTATCTCTTGCTTGTCAGCCAGACCTAATTCTCTAGCTATAATATTGCTTTCCAGTAAGCCTGCTGCGGCCCCGGTGAACTTCTGCGAGTAGATTATATCACGTATGCGCGCTGTGATGTCAAAATAGGCTCGCTCCTTCTCGTAATTGAAAAATGTCTGAGACGTAATTCCCGCAAATACACAAAACTCTGTAATGGTCATGGCCCGCATTTTATTTACAGTGTCTTTCAGGCCAGTTCCAAATACCTTTTCTTCAAGCAAAGGATTGTCTTCCACCCATTTGAAATACTCAACAGCCTTTACCCATAGTTCATCAGGAGCGTATTTCTTCTCCGTGCCGGGCGTAAATCCTTTCGCCAGTTTCCAATACGTATTTCCTTGCTTAAAGGCCATTACTTCAAGAATTCATTAAATTGCCACATGATAAAATCCACATACTTTGAACACTGCACCATCAGATCATTGGTAACATAATCACCCGTCGCATTGGTGTTGGCCCAAATAGCATTCTGCTGTTGGCGGATATTGGAAAGTTGTGCGATGATTTCTTGTACGAGTTGTCGGTCTGACATCTCAGGATAAGTTCGGTCACCTCCGGTCATCTGAATAACCGAATCTGGATTGAGTTGACGGTAACGCTCAGCGATAGTGTCGGCCTGATCTAAGGCTCCTTCATATAGCTTCTTGAACTGCTTATGTAGCGTAAAAAAATGCCCTCCTTGCACATTGATGTGTGCAAAGTGGGCAAAATCCCTTAATGCGATCCAACTACGAACAAGCTCTACCATAGCCATGTACCATTACATAGCAAAAGTATAGCTTCATGTAAGCCAATACAAGCTATTTTCTTTCAAAATCTTTCAAATTTCGATGTCGCTCCAAATACCTGTTTGAAATGAGATGATCTTGAGTGTGCTGCAAAGCGTCCATCCATTGCTGCCATTGCTCAGGGTGGGAGGTAAGCCACGCTTGCACTTCGGATTGCTCCACATACACACCATAGTCATCCGCCCTAAAACTGATCGCATGCTGGCGGATAAGCTGATGTAATCTGAGTTCGGCTATACCAAATTCTCGTGCTGCTGCTTTAATATCCATAACAATACTTTTAGAACAATAATATCACCTTTTATCGGTCTTTCCCCTATGCAACTTTCTACCTTTAGGACAATTTACCTTAACTCACATTTGTTAAAATCCACCGTCAACCGGTAAAATCCCAGCACATCCGATCCGATCAGTCCTCTTACGTTCTTTCCGGTAGCTCGTCTTAGACTGGTCATGTCCTGTACCGCGAAGCTGGCTGAATACGGGATGCTGTCGAGCGTAAACGGGATTCTTCCGGTGGTCTTTAGAGGGATCGAGGTTCCGTCTACGCCGATTACCTCTAAGCCGGTAGCCATGTAGTAGATTTTCGCTTCATCACAGAGCTTTTTATCCAGCATAGATGTAGACGCTCCGGTATCTATTAAGAATAGCTCTCTTTGGCCGTTTATCGTGGCATAGACGAAGGGAACACGGTCGAAGATGATCTTGCCCGGCTTGTTCTTGTTGAGCTCACAGGCTGCAAGAATCACGGCTATAAAGGCAAGAAGAAAATAAAGTAAGGTTCTTTTCATATTTCAGGTTTTTGTTATTTTTTGCATTGCCAAATTTCATATTGGCTTTGGGTTAGTAGTAATAGGTAGGAGGGTGAGGCGGACACCCTCCGTTTTTCAGAACTCTGACCGCTTTTCTTCGATCAGTTTACGCAACTCTTCCTTCATTTTTTCTATCTCGTGGCTCCGCTCCATGAGTTCCCGCCTCTCTTCGTCACTCATTCGAGGACATCCCCTCAGCCAGCTATCGAAGTTTGGGGAAGGTATATCGAGAGTTCCGCAATCCATGCAGTAGTCGTACCACTTGACAAACTCTTCTCTAGGGACATTCCGATCCACTGCGGTGCGGATGGTATTTATATTCACGAAGTAGTCACCCAGCTCGATAACACCTCCGACTTCATCACCTATCCAGAAATCCGGATAATAATCGAAGCCGTACATCTCGCAAAAGGCCTTCAGATAGGCGTTGCAGGCGTTTATATAGTCTGATTTAAGGCTCATATTTATTGTGATTTAATTATTTCAGCAGATCGGGGTTGTCGTACCACTTGAAAAACTTTTTACACAGGACTTAATGGCCTTTCGTCCTCCTGGGGTTTCAATACTATACAAGCAGGGTACACAGTATCAAATCCATCAAATTGTTCTTCTTGATGTCCAATTTCAATTTCATACAGATAGCCCTCCTTTTCAATGTACACTTCTTCTTCACTATTTGAGTAAAGAAGATTTATCAGCTCTGATTTGTTCATAACTCCAACGCATTATTTCTTGTAATTCAATCCATGTAGTTTTGCCGGAAGTATGTTCCATAAACATCAGGTACATATCCGCGCAACCTTTTTGTGTGTCATTCTTATCCCGATATTTATAGATATTGTATATTGTTGCAGGGCCGCAATGTCCTATTGTCTCACAAAAACGTGGCGGAAAATGAAACCGTTTCAGGCAAAATTCTTGAAGATTTCCCCAGCCTTCAATCCATTTGTAAATAAAACTCATTTCGCACCTCCTTCTAGAAATTCGGGGTTGTCGTGGATGTTGCCGAGAATTTCATAGTCACAGGAAAACTGTGCTGCAAACGGATCATTTGAGGTTTTAAAGTCAAAACATGAATTTTCAGTATCGAAAAACACCTCGCTTACTTCATCACCATGCTCAACTAAATCCCCCTCCCAAATTCTATCTCCATATCTGTCTTTCATCCCTGTGTACTGGCCGACGGTAGCGGGGTCGACTTCTACCGCAGCAACAACGATACGGCCGTCATCGTTATCCTCAATCGTGGTCTCACTCATTGCGTGGTAAATGAAGTACCTTCCCTGGTTCTCAATTAAGTCTCCGTACACCCACTCCCCATTATCGAGGCGCTTGCCTCTGAAAATTATTGGTCGCATGATTTTTATTATTTATGCCTGCGGCGTGATATTTTCAATGTGTTCTTTTGTCTTTTGATTCTGTTCGGAGATATACTCACCGAAATACTCGTCTACAGCACTCTCAAGCTCCTCCAGGCTGTTGTATCCATTGTAGGGGCCTTTCGTTTCTTCGGTCATCTTCTCTTATTTTTCGCCTTGCGGCAGTGGGTATTTTCGTCTCTCGTTGTCAACATAAAACTGCTGGCACTCATTTAGAAATTCAAAGAAATCTCCCGGGGAAAACCACACATCATCTCCATAAC